TGATCTGATTATATTTTTACATTCCCTTGCTTCTGCTGCACTACGGGGTGTCATTTTAAATGAAAAGTTAAAACTTCTCAATGTAGGGCCATTGAAAAGTAATTCCATATTGGGATTGAATATATTACCTGTCTGTCTTGCTAATAACTGACCTGTTGATACGTTACCACCTAATACACCTAAAGCAGCAGATGTTGCCTTTGCAGTTGTAAATTGTTTAGCTGCATCCATCAAAGATGGATCAGTCCCAACGGCACCTTTAATATCTTTAGTCATATTTGCTATTTTCGTTTTTGCTGCCTCTTGATTACCCTGCACAGCTTCACTGGCACCTTCACCTAATCCTTTAATGGTAGATCCTATGACACCAGCAGCAGCACCAATCAGAGTATTCATTTTACTCTCACCGTAATCAACTGCGTTACCATCTTGAATATTGGATGGCATCTGAAGAATTATATTACCTAATATTTTTGTTGCCTTATCTTTAGTTCCTTGTGGCCCGATACGACGAGATCCGGGTGATCCAACTAAACTTCCACTACCTCTTTGCTTTACACTTTGATACTCTACTATCGTAAAACTTAAGTAGTCAGTAGTCTCCGTCAGAGCTTCTAACGGATACCGAAACCCTCCTGATTTAAATCTTTCTCTCAATCTACCGAAAACCATATTACTTTTTTAACTATTTAGACGCATTTTACCGAAAGGTAAAGCCTGAAGGTCTGTTATCTCTTCAGGATACACACGATATGTGCTTCCCACTATATTAGAGAAGGAGTATGATCGTGCTTCACCATGATGAAAATTAGTCCCACGAAATCCCCAAGAGTATACATCAGTGACCGCAACTAGAGGATTAGCATCATATCTACCGGTTGATGTTGGTTGATATGAAAAAATAAAAAACTGACCTGCTTGAGGAGCAGTGGCAGTGTCATTTACGACATCTTGGATTTCAACCATCAATTCATCAGGATCTTCAATCCCAATCAGACGATCTAATACTGGACTAATACGATTCATTTGATTCCGAGTTCATCTTCCGTCATCACCTTAAATTCATATAAACGATCCTTACAATATTCAACAGCTGCATGCCATTTTGCTTGGTTGCGAGCATATTCATACGCTTCACGAAGGTATCCTTTTGTTTGTCTTTTTGGTTTGACGGGAGGTTTAAGTTGTTTCTTTGGTTTGACTTCGATAATATACTTTTTGATCTTACCGGTTGTCTCTCTTAGTTTAACATAAAAATCTGGAAAATACCTATGCACTCGATTATCAATCGGAGAGCGATATGGTATCGCAATTTCTTCACTACCCCATTCAACTATATTCTCACTTAAGTCACAGAAAACCATGAATTTTCTTTCCCAAAGGGATCGATAAATGATATTTGATGGATTACCTTTGTACTTTTGAGGGTACGATGGTGAATATCTCCCTTTATATGACATAAATATATAAAAACAAAGTCATATAGGTATTTAGTGTGTCACTAGTACAAAAAATAACAATGACGGATGCCAAACTTAAATTTGGCAACTTATCATTAAACAATCAATATCAAGTTCACTTTGCTGGATTCAATACAAGTATTGTAAATTACCTGAGAAATAATCTAGGTATTGTAAATGCAGATGATTTCATTTCTCGTGAGATGGGAATCATGTGTTTCGATGCTTCATTACCAGCGAGTGCATTGGCCACTGCGGAAGTGAAAGATAATTTCATGGGAGTCCCACAAGAGTTTGCTCACTCAAGATTATACACTGATATCGATTTTTCTTTTTATATTGATAAAGACTATACGTTACTTCGTATATTTGAGGGATGGATGGATTATATCACCAGTGGTGCAGAGACAGAGGTTGAGGATTTACAAAAACCATTCTATCGTCGAATGAGATATCCTGATGATTATAAGGTGTCATCAATGTATATTTCAAAGTTTGAGAAAAACTTAGATCGTGCATTAACATATCAGTTTATCAATGCATTTCCAAAATCAATAACACCAGTGCCTGTTACGTACGGGTCAGCTGATCTACTCAAAGTATCTGTAAGTTTCAATTACGATCGATACATTGTGAATAGAAAGAGAAGACAACCAAGTATTCTTTCATCAATATTTAATTTATTTCAAAGCACTGAATCATCTACGGAGAAATATAACTCAAACAAACCTAAGACAGTAGACACACAGTAAAAAATACTGTATAATACAGTATAAATAAAGCACTGAATAAAATATCATGCCATTACCAAAAATTAATACCCCAACTTATGAATTGACATTACCTTCTAACAATAAGAAAGTGAGGTATCGTCCGTTTCTTGTTCGTGAAGAAAAGATATTAGTTCTTGCGATGGAGTCAGGAGATCAAAAACAAATCACTGATGCTATTGTTGAAATAATAAATGATTGTTTACTGACTAAAAATGTAGATGTTGCAAAACTTCCTACTTTTGACATTGAATATTTGTTTCTTAACGTGAGATCAAAGTCTGTTGGTGAAACTGTTGAAGTGAATGTAACTTGCCCTGATGATGGTAAAACTACTGTCGAAACGTCAATAAACATAGATGACATCAAAGTTAAGAAAGATAAGGGTCATAAGATGATTATCAAACTAGATGACAAATACTCTATGAAATTGAAATATCCATCGATTGATCAATTTATTGAAAATAACTTTGATTTCGATAATGCTGAGACAAATGTCTCACAGGCTCTATCGATGTTATCAACTTGTATTGATATGATTTACGATGAGGAAGAAAGTTGGGATGCATCAGAAAGCACGAAAGAAGAATTAGGTGAATTTATCGATCAACTTAACACAAAACAATTCAAGGAAGTTGAACATTTTTTCAAAACTATGCCTAAGTTGACTCACACCTTGAAGGTAAAAAATCCTAAGACCGATGTTGAATCTGAAGTAGTATTGGAGGGACTGGTCAGTTTTTTCAGTTAGGTATGGCTCATATGAGTCTAGAGTCATACTATAAAGTAAACTTTGCATTGATTCAGCATCATAAATACTCTTTGACAGAGATAGAAAATATGATGCCTTGGGAACGAGATGTGTATGTGACTCTGTTGAAACAATATATTGAAGAAGAAAACCTAAAAGCACAACAACGTAACTCATAATGGCACTCCCTATCATCGCCACAACAGCAGCAAAAGCAGTTGGAAAAGCAGCCGTTAAAAAGGCAGTGAAGGTTGGTGCTGAAAAGGTAAAGAAAAAGGCTAAGATGAAAGTAAGTAAACTTTCTAAAATGGCAAATGAAAAAGTCCAAGATAAACTAGGTGTAGACGATGGCAAGATAAAAAAAAGAAGAGGTAGACCAAAAAAATTACAAACACTTGCAGAGGTACAGGCAGATATAAATTTAAGAGAATTAAAGAAGGCACAAGAAAAACTAAAAAGAGAAAAGGAAAAAAATAAGAAAACAAAAGCAAAAATAAGTCCTTCTAAGTTATTACCTCCTCCTGAGGCTGGATTACAAAAGTTAGAGGAGAAGGTGAAGATTAATTCTGAAAAAATTACAATAATTAAAGAAATACAGAAAACACACAGAGTTAATCATCAAAAAGATAAATCTGAGATAGCAGAGATTAATAATGTTCTGTCAGGAATCGCTGAGTTTATCAAAAAAGATTATGATGATAGAATCAAAAATGAAGAGGACAAAACTGATAGACTTAAAGATTTAGAGAGTAAAAGAGATCAAAAAGAACAGGAAAAAGGTCTTGAATCAAGTAAAAAAACTGGTGAAAAAATAGCGAAAAAATCCTCTGGTATAATACAACCAGTTCAAAGTATTTTTGACAAACTTTTAAATGCTGTTGCTGCTATTGGTATTGGTATTGGAGGAACTGCAATATTTGATTATTTTTCAAATCCAGAAAATTTCCAAAAACTAAATGGATTCTTTGATTTCATTCAAAAACATTGGAAATGGGTGCTAGGTGGACTTGGTGTGATAGCAGCCATTGCGATTGCAGGCCCGATCATTGCCATAGGAAGTGCGATTGCCGGTGTCGTAGCTGCTCTTGCACCAGTCGCAGTGGTGTTAGCAAAAATCGGAGCAGCTGTAGCACTGGTTGTTGGAGTTATCATGGGTGCTTCATCTATATTCAGATGGTTGCGTGGTGGTAAAGACGCACAAGAGGCAAGACTGAAAAATAGGGAGACAATGGAACAGGCAGGTGTTGAAAAAGCACATATCAGTGGTGTCTTTGGTGAAAGATATAAAGTGATGCGTGATGGTAAAAAGACCAAATTAAAGTACAGTGAGTTAACAGATGAAGAGAAAGCAGTGGTTGATAAGTTCAAAGAGGAGGATGAAAGAATCAAAGAGGTAACAAAAGAAAGAAATAAGACATCAAAAGAGAGAAAGAAACAAATTGAACAGGATCGGATGGCATCTGATGAGTATGCAGAAATACAGGCAATGCCCAGAGGAGTTAAAAAAAGAAAGGCACTAGACGCATTCAAACAAGAAACAATTAGATTACAGAATGAATCTGATAAACAAGTTGTGGAAGAGTTCAAACTTAAATATGAGGGTAGAAAAATTGGAGGAGATGCCTCTGGTATGAAGTTAGTTGGTGAAGATGGCCCTGAGATAGTAGAGTTTAAGACTGCATCGTCTGTCAAAACTGCTCAAAGAACACAGGAATTACTTAGAGATATTTCTCAAGATGGAGGTGTCAATGTGATAACTATGGATTTACCTCCAATCAAAGCAACACCTCCACAAGTGAGTGCAGATTCTGGCACACCAAGCACAGAGGTAGAGATGATTGCTTCTGTGAATCCTTTTAATTCTTATATGAGCATCACACCAAATCTTCTTAAGATTGATTAATGGCAGCAACAGCAGAACTAAAAAAAATAAAACTGAACATTAATAATATTAGAAGTGTATTATTGGATGGGAAAAAGACTGTCGATGAAAAACAAAAGGAACGTAAAGACTTTTTAGATAAGTTGGAGGAGGATCGCAAAAAAAGTCAAGAAGAAAAAGGTCTTGAAAAACCATTAAAACCAACTAAAAAACCTGAGATGAAGTCACCGGTAAAATCCGCATCCAGTATTGTTGATAAGATGTATACTTTTGTCGGTGCGATTCTTGGTGGTATTTTAGTAAATGCTTTGCCGGGGATAATTGAAGCAATAAAAAAAGTGGTAGAGATAGCTAAACCTATTTTTGCTTCTGTGATGGAGGGACTCAAACCTGTTTTTGAATTTATAAGTGGATTCATGCCTGAGATGGATGCATATGAAACTGACAAAGCAAAAGCAGATGCTGATATTGCTGCAGCTCAAAATCAGTCAGAAATTATTGGAAAAGAAAATGATGAGTTAGGTCTTGTTAGTAAAAATATTGAAGATGAAAATAAAGCATTAAGTCAATCAGCATCTGATCTCAATGCCACTAATGATATGTTAGGTGAAGAAAAAACATCTCAGGCATATGATGATGAGGATGAAAAGAATGAAAAAGTAGAGAAGAAAGATGACAACAAGATGACATCTAAGGATGCTGAGACAGTTGTGAATAATAACATAGAGGTTGAAAAAGGAGTTACGGATGATGGACTTACTCCTACTAATAATACTTCTACCACAACTACTGAAAAGGTCAATGAAGTTAATGAAAAAGAATTTATTAATGAAAAGGAAAAAATTAATGAAAAAAAAGTGGTTAATGAATTAAAAGATCTAGAAGATTTAAAAACAGTTAATCAAGAATTCAGTACAGATCTTATAGGTAAAGAAATTCAAGTTAAACTTCCACCATCAAGATCGGATTACCCAAGAACAAGAGCTGGATTAAAACAGTTTAAGGCTGATTTCAAAACATATGTTATTGAAAAGAAAAAAAAGGAGAAAAATTTAGTAAAACCAAGCATAAAAAATAACAATGGTATAAGTGCGTTAAATAATACTGATGGACTAACAACTATAAATGGTTCAAGTAGTAAAACAGTTGTTGTTCAAAGACAAGTTGTTGAGAAAATAGTAACGGTACCTATCTAATGTCACAAGGAGCATCTTTATCATCAATATATGAAGTTCTTACTATAAGTAAGGATGGAAAAGAGCAGCCTTTACAAGGTAAAACAATAAACTTTAATTACTATGAGAGTTTGTATTCTCCTGTTATAACTGCTAATATGATGTTTGTAGACGCAGGTGGATCAACTCCAGACAAGAAAGAAAATTTAACGAGTATAAAAGATGGTTTACCTATCACTGCTTTAGAGGATTTAAAAGTAAAGATTCAAACTAAATTTGGAACACTTGATTTTACAAGAGATCCTTTCAAGGTGACTAATTCACCCATAATGCATCAAGAGTCAAATCGACAAACTGTATTGTTAAATCTAGTTAATAAAAGTGAAATAACAAATTCTGAAATACCGATCTTTGATAGATTTGTCGGTAAAATAAGCGACAATGTGATAAAAATTTTACAACAAAAATTACAATTATCAAATGATAAAATAGATGTAGAACCTACAAAAAATTCATACGGGTTCGTAGGAAAAGGAAGAGGAGCTCTTAACGTAATACTTGATATGTGTCGTAGGTCAGTCCCTGTAAAAGGTGATGCTGGATATTTTTTCTTTCAAACTCAAGATGGATTCAAATTTAAATCAATAGATTTTCTCCTCGCTCAAAAACCAAAACAAAAATACACTTACTCTGGTGCACTTAAATCAAACAAAGAGAATAGTGATAATGATTTTAAAATTCTCTTGCCTCCAACAGTCGTCAAGGATCAGGATATTACTAAAGCACTGAAGAATGGCACATATGTTAATAGAAATGTATTTTTTAATCCACAAACCTTTGAACATAGTGAAATAGTTTTTAATGTAGGGAAAGATGGAGTAAAGAAAACATTAGGAGGTGAACTTCCAGTGAAACCTAAAGATGTGAAGGGATTTACAAAAACAAATCACCATATACTTGATATTGGTTCTTTTGAAACACAAAATCAAAATCCAAATAATGATCCAAGAGAGTGGCAAGCATCATCTCAGATGAGATATAATTTACTTCATTCAATAATAATGAATATTCAAGTTCCTTGTAATACTGAATTAAGAGCTGGCGATGTGATAAACGTTGACATTGAATCAACCAAAGATGATAAGGAGCAATCTCCATCTGACGAGCAACAAAGCGGAAACTACTTGATATTGCATTTGTGTCATCATTTTGATACCTTAAGATCATTTACCTCAATGACACTTGTTCGTGATTCTTATGGAATAAGGAGGTCAAAGGACTGATGAAAGAAGAATTATTCGATAGTTTTTTTAAAGAGGGTGCAGAATTTTGGATTGGTAAAGTTGTGGCGATCGATGCTCAGAAAACAAACGCACAAGGATTTAGTTGGGGTTGGAGATATAAAGTTCGTATCTTTGGAACCTACTCTAATAGTGATAATATTGAAGATAAAGATTGTCATACAGCAATGGTAATGCTTGGTGTCACAGATGGAAGTGGTGGTGGAGGTAGAACCAGAGCAGTTCGTATTACTCAACATGATATCGTCTTTGGATTGTTTATGGCTCCTGATCAAAACTTTCCTGTAATAATGGGAGTTCTGGGAAGAACTAGAAAAACAAGGAATTTTGGTGGTAAGTTTGGTATTCTCTCTGGATTTACAAAATTCTTAAAAAGGGGATTAACACAAAACCAAGAGTTTAATGAGTGTGACTCAGTTGCTATACCAAAAGTTGTTGAAAATAGCACACAGGGCTCAGGACAGGGTAAAGAGATACCTAGAGAAAAACTGAGTAGAATGGGTCAAGATTTAAATCAAAAAGTGAATGCATTCCAACCTCCAGAGGGATTTAAAAACTTTGATTTGAACGGTCTTGACCAAGATCAAATTAATTTGGCTATGGATCAAGCAAAGGATTTTGCACAATCGGTTGGACAAGATTTTAAAGATAGTCCAATTATTGATGAGGTAAAAACATTTGGTAACTCAGTCATATCTCAGGCTCAAAATACTTTTGAAATATCTGAATAAATAACTGTGGAGAAATAGTATCATGTCAAAAAGTCCAATTCCATCACTACTATCACCTGAACAAACTGAGATATTTACACAGTTGATCCGTGATAATCCGATATCCTTTCAAAGTGAGATAAGTGAAATAAAGAAAAATTTTCCAAATCTTGCAGATGTTTCTGCGTTTTCTGAATCTGATATCACCTCATTTTCATCAAGTGATTTATTTAAGTTTCAGTCAAGATCAGAGATGTATAAAAAATCATCTGGATCTGAGGTAGACCCAATTTCCTCTACAACAGGGTTTACTGTTTTGGCTGCTGATCCAAATAGTGATCGATTCTTTGAAAGGACTGACACAGCGATGAAAAACTTTTTTAAAGTTTCCAGTAAAGTCGATAACTTCAATCTTGACTTATCAACAGAATTGGGTAAACTTACTAAAATGGTTGGTAATTTCTCACAAACATTTATTGGTAAGATATCTGACTCATTGCAAGAGGGTCTGGTCGGATTTATACAAGATGGGATGGCAAGTCAGGCGAGTAAAATTTTTGCAAGTAAAGTTCCCGGAGCTTTAGGAAAAGTTGTAGATTTTCAAACTGCAATGATAGACCCTACGAATAAACTTTTTTCTGGTATGGAATGTCTTTCATCAAAGGTGAGCCAAGCAATGAGTGGGACTATAAGCGATCTATTAACTGCTATGACAAAAAATATGTTAAATGCTCCTACCTGTGCTACTCAACAGTTTGTAGGTGCGTTAACAAATAAGATAGCAGATATGATGGATAAAGTTGTCACTCCACTACTTGCTCCAATTCAAAGTATATTAAGTCCCGTAGGTGCAGTTTTTAATGTAAAAGATAAAATCATGGGTGGAATTGATTTTATGAAAAAAGTTGGTAATCTATTTGTGTGTGAGTTACCAGCAAAACAAACATCATCATTTAAATACACTATTGATGGTTTACTTAAAAAAGATCTATCATCAGGTGAGCATAAATCATTAGTTGATGATTCTATTAGTGCTGCTGCAACAACTAATTCTTTTCTTGATCAGGCAGCAGAAGGACTTTCAAATTTTGAAAAGACATATGGGAAGTGGTCAATTTTTGGATCTCCTGTTGATAGTGGTGGAGCACATGAAAGTGTTTTTACTGGAGGTAATTGTGATACAGGAAATAACTTTGCATGTGGCCCAACATCAGTAGATTTCTTTGGTGGTAATGGAGGAGATGGTGCAACAGGAAATGTAATACTAGGTAATTTCTTGACAAGATTAGATAAGGATGACATATATGGAAGTTTTAAAAAGACAGCGAGTATTATTGGTGTTGAGATTACTGATCCTGGCTCAGGATACACATCTCCACCATTAGTTTCCTTCGGGGATAATTGTAATCAAGGATATGGTGCTTATGGAAAGGCAAACATAGATACAAATCCGTTATCATCAACATATGGGCAGGTTACATCAGTCACCATATTGACACCGGGAGAAAATTACCCAGTGGATGGATCAAAAACAACAGTAAAAGGACAGTTCCCAGAAGTCTATATTGATGATATAATTATAGAAGATCCGGGATCTGACTATCAAGAAGGTGATTTTATTAGTGATGATATACGACCTGTCATTGATTCTAATCCAGACTCTCCTAATTTTGGTAGAATTGTTGCAATTGAAATTGTCGAACAGATTCCTTATGATATATTTCCTGATATGACTGTGATATCTGAAACAGGATATGGTGCAGTAATTCGTCCTATTATGTCTACGGTCAAAACTCAATCTGATCCTATCCCTGTTGATCCTGCTGATGTTGCTGATCTTGCCAAGCAAGAAATTGTAGAAAATGGTGCAGTTAGGATAGATACTGCGTTACCTAATACAGATATTCAAGGACGCAGAGTGAAACAGGTATTTAAGGTTGTTCAATGTGTTGGAACATATCCAGCGATGACAATTACTCCTTTAACTGTTCAGAGGCCCATCATTCAAGATGTAGAAGAAACAACACCAACCCCAGAAACAAATGTTCCCGACACCACTACAACGAGTCAAACTGACACAAGTGCTGATACTACGACTCGAACAATTAATACATCAAGTCAACAAGCGACTGGACAGAGTAACACTCCTCCTCCTGCTAGTCCTCCTAGTGGTGGCGGGTCTGAGGGATCAGGTGGGGGCTACGGATACTAATGAGTCAAAAAGAAAGTAGACAACTTGAAATATTTGGAGGTAAACTCCTTTTTGAAACAGGGGTATCAGAGGCATCGAATCCTGGCCCTGCTGCTTATATCATGGAGTCACAGACTGATGATAAACTTAAGTACAGTCAAAGTTTTCATGAGGGTAGTGGATTAGCAAGATTTAGTGCTGATAAAACACTACAGGTGGAGTCTGGTGCTAGATCTGACAACAATGACGCTGGATTTAATTTGACAGTTCATAATGGTAATTCAATAATCACTAATATGAATGGCGACATGTCGATATCGGGTAATAATATCACGATACAGGCACATAATGAATTAGTATTACAAGCACCAAAGGTGAGAATCGGTTTTTCTGAACAAGGAAAAACAAGTAAGGTAAATATAATAGGGAGTCAGATCTTTCTTGAAGCTGGTTCTTTATGTAAGTTAAGAAATAAAATACTCTATAGTAATGTCTTTGCGTCATTTGCCGGTGCATACGTGAGTGTAAACAAATGGTACAATAGTCTTCCCGGATAATGGCAGATCCTATCAGTCAACAAGGTTTATATCAAGACGGTAATTCAATATTTGAAAATGTTCATATATTGGGTACTCTTGAGGTAACTGGTATTGTCAATACAGAAACCACTATCAAAGCATCTAAATTTATAGGTGATGGATCTGAGTTGTCTGGTATTGATGCGACAACAATTAAAGACTCTACAGGAACTACACAAATACAAGGAACAACAACTGGTGCGACAC